AAAAGTCTTAATTTATTTTAAGGCTTTTTATTATGCCCAAAACTTGCTTAAGGCTTTAAACTGCGCATGGAAATAACAGCCGACAGGCTATAAATGGAGGTATTTATGTTTTTAAAAAATCTAAGAATGAGTAGACTTATGGAAGCTGATAATGGAGCAGGTAGTGGAGCAAATACCGGTAATGCAGAAACTACTGAAAGCAAAACAGATACACAAGAAACTACTCAAGAAGAAAAGACTTTTACTCAAGCTGATGTTGATAAGTTAATTCAAGAAAGGGTAGCTAGAGAAAGAAAAAATCAGTTACCTAAAGAAGAATTAAAGGCCTATAACGAGTGGAAGGAAAGTCAAAAAACTGAAGCAGAAAAGCAAAATGAAGCTTTGACTAATGCTGAAAAAGCTAGATTAGCAGCAGAGGAAAAAGCTACAGCACTTGAAGCCAAGGTTACTTGTTTATCTAAAGGAGTTATAACTACTTCTGTAGATGATGTAGTAGTACTAGCAAAAGCTATGGTTACAGATGAAATAAACATTGAACAGGCTATTGATAAGGTACTAGAAAAGTATCCAAGCTTTAAAGGAGAACAGCAACAAGAAGAAAATAAAGGTTTTAAAATTGGTGCTGGAGCAGAACAATCAAAAAATAATGTAAATGATGCTTTATCAAGAGCATTTGGAAACAAATAAAAATAAGAAATGGAGATGATTTTTAATGGCAGTATATAGTTATGCTGAACAATTTGAAAGAGAATTACAACAAAAATATAAAAGGGAGCTAACATCTTATGATTTAGAGAAATCTAATCCACAAGTTAAGTTTATTAATGCACAAACTATTAAGTTNCCTAGCATTACAGTAAGTGGATACAAAGACCATAATAGAGGAAGCATGGGCTTTAATACTGGAACTATATCAAATGAATGGGAACCAAAGAAATTAGCACATGATAGAGATATAGAATTTGCTTTAGATCCAATGGATATAGATGAAACTAACCTAGTTTTAGAGGTAGCAAATATTCAAAATGAATTTGAAACAGAACAAGCTATTCCAGAAAGAGATTCTTATAGATATTCTAAGTTATATGCAGAAGCTAAAACATATGCATCTAATGGAGCTGTTATTGATAATACAGTATTAACTACAGCTACTATATTAGATTGGTTTGATGCTCAAATGGAAAAGATGGACGACAATAGTGTACCAAGTGAAGGTAGAATTTTATATGTAACACCAACAATAAATAAAATGCTAAAAAATGCAGAAGGATTAACAAGAAATGTTGATGTTAATAACAACAATGGGAAAATAGATAGAAAGGTTTATTCATTAGATGATGTAACAATAAAGAAAGTTCCATCTGGAAGAATGAAAACTAAGTATGACTTTACTAATGGTTGCGTTGCCGCAGGTGATGCAAAACAAATTAATATGATACTGATTCACCCATCATGCCAAGTTACTAGACGTAAGTATGCTTATATGAAACTATTTACTCCTGGTACTGATTCAAGAACAGCAGATAAGTATGTATATCAAACTAGAGAATTTGGTGATACATTCTTAATTAAAAATAAAGCTACTGGTATTGCTATAAATGCAGAAGCAGAAGCATAGGAGGGATAGCATGAAAGCAACTAGAGGAAATAAGGTTTATACAATAGATGAAACTCAAAAAGCTATGTACCAAGCACAGGGTTATGACATTATAGATGATGAAGGGAATTTACTTCAATATGGGGCTGGTAAGACAGTATCATATGAAGAATATAAAGAACTTGAAAAGAAGAATAAAGAGCTAGAGGAAAAATTAAAAAAATTAGAAGCAAAAGAAGCAAAAGAAGATAAATCAGATGAAGGTAAAAATTCTCCTAAGAAGTAGGTGATAATATGTCTTATGTAGATACAGATTATTATAATAGCTATAGTGGTATAGTTACTGATAATCTAGAGAATAAATTGAATAAGGCAAGTGATCAAATAGATTCTCTTACATTTAACAGAATAGTAGGCATTGGATTTAACAATTTAACTTCTTTTCAACAAGAGAAAATTAAGAAAGCTATATGTGTGCAAGCAGATTTTCAAGAGCAGTATGGAGAATATATTAATAGTCCTTTAGCTTCTTTTAGTGCTGGTAGTATTAGTGTTAGTTTAAATAGTAATTCGGTAAAGTGTCTAAATGGAGTAGTTACTTCTAATGAGGTAGCTACTCTTTTAAATCAAACTGGATTAACTTGTAGGAGGATATAACAATGAAGTTTCCATTCCCAACATTTCTAGCTAAAACTGATATACAAGTATACTATGAATGCACTAATACTGATGGAGACTATGAAGAGAAGAAAATCTATGAAGGCAAATGCATTTATACTGATAAAACTAAGCAAATAATGAACGCTGAAAGGCAATTAATAACTTTATCTGGCAAAGCAGTTATAGAAGGCTCTATTTATGATGGCACATTTGAAGGATATGTAATTGTTAATGGTGTTAAAAAGAAAATATATTCTACAGAAAGACCTCTTAATCCAGATGGTAGTATTTTTAGTACGGAGCTTAATTTAGAATGAGTGTTAAAATTACTGTTAAGTTGTACCAGGATAAAATTAAGATACTAGAACAAGCACATTTAAGAGCACTAGAAATGACAATGGAAGCAGTACTTTCTGATATTAGGACAAGTGCAGTAGTACCTAAAGATACTGGAGAACTTGAAAGAAGTGGTTTTGTAGATACATCTAAACTTCAAAATGCAATTGTAAGTATAATTTTTGATACTCCATATGCTCGTAGACTTTATTGGCATCCAGAATATAACTTTAGAAAAGACAAAAATATAAATGCACAAGGCAAATGGATGGAGAGTTATCTATCTGGAGAAAAGAAAGAGTTTATTAAAGAAACCTATATGAAGTTTTTTAAACAACTTAGTAAAGGAGTTGTTAAGTAATGTTATTAAGTGATGTAAGAGAATTTTTAAAAATAAAAGTAAATAGTCCTCAATGGTACTTGAATAAATGTGGAGATAAGGAACAAAGTATAACAATTTACAATACTAAGGGTCCAGCTCCTAACATAGCTTTAGGTGGATTAGCTAATACTAGTTATTCATCTAAGGCTATTTCTATATTAGTTCATTGGGGTAAAAATAGTGATAAAGCAGAAAAGAAGGCACAAGAAGTCTATGATGTATTCTTTGGACAAGATGGAGTTATAGGCAATAAGAGAGTTATACAATTCAAGATGAGTACATCAGAACCAATTAGTGTTGGAACTGATGATAACGGAATACTTGAATATGTTATAGATTTAGTAATTTATTATGAAAGGAATGATATTAATGGCATTTAGTGGAGTATTTCCCGTGTATAATCTTAAGTTTAAAATTGGAACAGCAGGTAAAGCTAGCACAGAATCAGATATGGCGGTAATAGCTGATATGGAATCTTTCTCAATATCTATAGATGGAACAGTTGAGGAATGGACACCTATGGATACATCAGGTTGGGCAAGAGCATTGATGACAGGTAAAAAGTTTAGTGTAAGTCTTAATGGGAAAAGAAATGTAGGGGATCCAGGTAACGATTATGTTGCAAATATCGCATGGAAAGATGGATTAGATTGTTCTACTAAGGGAGAAATAGAGTTCCCAGATGGAGCAAAGTTAGCGTTTGATTGTATTATTAATGTTAAAAATGTTGGTGGTGGAGATAGCACAAATGTAGCACCTTTAGAATTTGATATGCAAGGTGATGGAAAACCAACATACACTCCCAGCACCCAAGCCTAATTATTGCTATGTAGGCGAAGCTTATTGTGGTGAAGAAATTATTTATAGATAAAATTAGGAGGACAAGAAATGGCTAGAATATATGATATAATAAGTAGATTAGAAAATGGAAATCAAAAACCTAAGATAAGAATAGATAATGAACATGAATTTATAATTAATAATTCAAAAGCAGCTGCGTTAAAAATAATGACAGAATCTAAAGAAGAAAATATTGAAAGTATGGACAATGTAGTTAAAATAGCACTAGGAAAAGAAGCTTATGATTATATAGAAAGTTTAGAACTTAGTATGCCAGCATACACAACAATTATAAATTCAATTATGGCTGCTATAGGTGATGTATCTTTAGAAGAAATTGAAGCAGAAGCTGAAAAGAAAAGAAAGACACCCAGCAAAAGATAAATGGTATGATCTAATAGAGGACTGGGATTTAATCGAGTCCTCTTTTGCCATGCAATATGGGATAAGGCTAAGAAATGATGATATGACCTGGAGTGAGTTCTGCACTCTTCTTTCAGGCATAATGCCTAAAACTCCATTAGGGCAAGTTGTATCAATAAGAAGTGAAGAAAATAAGGATATACTTAAACATTTCACAAAAGAACAGCATGAGATAAGAAATACATGGAGAAATAGAAATAATCCTATTCATAATATGACAGAAGAAGAAAAAGAAACGAGTATTTTGGAATTACAGAAAATATTTGCCAGTGCTTTTAGTTAATTGTATAATATTGACTAA